TCCATAAGCATTTTAGCAGTTCCAATACTTGCTATACTTACATTAGCACCAGCAACTCCACCAGTATAATTAGCAGATTGAGCGAGACGAACAACCCTATTAGCAGACCCCAAATTAAAAACAAAGTTGAGAGTTTGAACCCCATAAAGACCTTGATTATTGCTCTTTGGATCACACCAGATAAAAGGGGACAACATAAGGGGTTCAGTAGTCTTAAATTTAACGAGAACAGTTCGGGCATTATCTACACCGTCGGCTTTGGGAGCATTACCAGAAACTTCAAGAATTTTGAAAGAACCACGAGGTTGAAAATCTTGATCGTTGCTTACATTATTCCAACCAGCAAGGGGGTTATTATTAGTTCCCAGTGCGTCGTCATAGTTCAAATAACTATCATACATTGTAGGACAAGCATTATTATAACGGGCAAGTTCCCTACGATCATTAAAACGGAGAAGTTGGAACATAACATCTTTCATATTCTGTGAGACGGTGTTGTTATTAATAGTTGCTTGAACTGTATTACAGCAAGACTGAAAGGGGAAGGGACCAAGAGCAGAACTATACCCATAATTAAATAGAACAGTTCCATTTGGAGATGCGGGATTAATAGTTCCTATAATTTGGACTGTCATTTCAACTTCTAACATAACTCTACGAGAGAACACTGTGCTCTCGCTGGGTAACTGAATATTGAAAGTAATTGAAGATGTAGATTTACTGATTGCTTCGTATTGTGAAGGAGTAATATTTTGTGCTCCTTTTAATACAGCATAACGGACCTTATCGGTAGTATTGAGGACATCGTCCTGAACCAAAACTTTCTCAAAATCGCTTGAAGACATTGTTATATAATATATATAGATAAAAAATTTAAAAGATTATATATTATTTATAATCTTTTAAAAATAATTGTTCTAAATAATCCTTATATGTTTTAATATATTGACTAAATTAATCCAATCCTTGATCTTTCCTTCTAAACATTATTTTTAAAGAACAATTACAATTATTTTGTAAAAGGAAATCATGATAAATTCCATAAATATCTTTCCATTGAACCGAAATTTGAATCGCTGAAATAGGAGCATTTCCATTTAAATCAATTAATCTATATTCTGCGGAAGGTAAATAAAGAACGGCTGGGAAATATTCGTCGCCTCTTGTTACGTTCACCACTAAATCTGTTATTTCATTACTTATATTATCATTTTGTCCTGTTGAACTATTATTTTCCTTAAATAGTCTTGGAACTCCTATTAATTGAGGAAGAATAGGGATTAAAGAAGTATTAAACACTAATGACTGAATAGGTGATAATGTGGCTCCTGTGCTATATGGTTGTTCCATTCTTAATATATCATATGGTGGTAAGCCTGTCGTTACTCCTCCTGTTTCAAAGTTGATATTATATTTACTAAAATTTTGAAGTAAATAGTTTGCTTTATCTGCGTTTACACCAACAACAGCAGGATCAAGAAAATTAGATACTAAAATACTTTCAAATGAACTAAATAATATTTGTAGTTGATTATCAAAATATAGAAATAGTTTGGCGGATCCTGTGCTTAATGGTTCTTGTTTCCACGAAAAAGGAGTTATATTTGGAAAGCATAAAGTAGCCTTATTATCGTCATTGTTCCATAGAATAAAAGGTTTATTTGTGGCTGTTATATCTATTGGAAGTGAAGTATACGGGGCTTGATTAATTAGAGTAAATAGTAAATCATAACAATCACTTAATGCCTTATTAACCATACTAACAAAATATTGAAAACTGTTTAACCAATAATAGGGTTGAGTTGTTTTTTCTAAATCCAAAGGAAATGTTGGTGGTAATGGTGTACCTCCTAAACCCGTTTGTGTAAAAGTTTGAGGAACAAAAATAACTCTTTTCTTTTGGAATACAACAGGATTAACTCCGTCGTCATATTTCAAACTAACATAATAAATAGTTTCATTAGGGAAATCAGGAGAAGCAAGTGTTGAATTAAGATCCATCTGTGGTAACATTATCGGCATAGATCCCGCTGTATCTAAACTAAACCTTACAATTGATAAAAAATAATCATTGGGATTATCTAAAATTGGAGAACTTCTAACCTCTGTAAATGTAAGCCTGTTTGACTGTGGAGTAAAGTTAGAATTAACTGCTGGGTTAAAAGTATTAACAACATCTAAATCATAGTAAATCTGCGTCGGTGTTGAATTTGACATATTGATTATATATATAATGTAGATATTTAATTTATATCTAAATATTATTTCAATAATTTTATATATTTATTTAGATTTTTACATATTATATATAAAATCTTGTTTATTACAGTAATAATCTTACTATATATTGATTAATACAGTAATAATAAATTTATTATTACTATAATAATATGAATTTAATAGATTATTACATAGAATTAGTCTAAAATATGTAAAAATATATATAGATTATATTATATTGTGTAATAATCTTAAAATAGTCTTTATTTAATTAATAGTAATTAAATAATGAATATGTATACACTAAATTTAAGGGGCAGATGTAGCATTAATAGTTTGAGCGTTAGAACGAATCACAACATAATAATAAGTTCCTCTTGTACTATTATCTGCGACAGTAGCAACGAAACCAGTTCCAGCAGTAATAACAACAGCAAATACACCAGTTCCACCGAGAGCGTCAGCGGGAGCAGTTTGAGTTAAAGCACGAATTAGGACAGTATCAGTAGCACTAATACCAGCACAGGGGACAGTTGTAGGATTAGCACTATTCACTGTTAATACACCTTGCTGTAATACGAGAGGATACGCATAAGTGTTTGAAGGATTAGAAATTGAACTAACAGACATTTTATATAATACACATAGAAAATAATTTATAAGTTTTATATAATTATTTAATATTCTCCTAAATAATTGTATACCATATTAAAAAATAATTATGCTGTAAATGCTATTCCAGCATTTGGCATTGAACCAACAGCAACCCAATTATTAGCATCTCCTGACGAAATAAAAGTTTGTCCTGTAAAATCTCCTAATTGTGCGGAAGTAAAACCTGCTAATGATTGACCTTGAACTAAAAACTTTGACCCAACAGCATTAACAAATGAAGCGGTGCCTGTAAAATTTGTAGTATCAACGGTGATATTTCCTGTAAATTGAATACTAAATCCTACTACTACTTCTGCGAGTTGGAAAATGTCGCCACTTGACCCACCACGAACAAGAGAGAAGTTATAAGTAGTCCCTCCTGTTAAAGCAAGACCGCCACTACTTCCAGTAAAATTAAAATATTCTCCTGCTGTATCTCCTACTTCTCTTTGAACTCCACCTATTAATTGAGTTGTGTTTGTGCTGTCATATACATCTAACGCCCAATATAGACCATTTAATGAGTTAGAAAACCAATATATATTTGCCGAATAAGCGGTTAATGTTTCGTTTGAAGCAGGAGTATATTGATAGACAAGTAGCGGGGGTGACGGGGGTCCTTGCGTCGGTAATGCGTTTGAAGGATTACCAATTGTTGCTTGGTTGTATATTTGAGTTTGTCCTGTGTTATAAATTCTATCACTAATCAAAATCATAGTGTCATTTGCTGTTGCTGGTTTTGCTATTTGTAAAGGTTGATTATTTAAACTATTTCTATATATAATTGGAGAACTTCCTGAACCGTTTGCTTTCCATTCTAAACCTGACGCTGTGGCTGAATTAGCAGTTAATACCATGTCATTTGCTCCTGCTGTTAAAATAACACCTGCTATTGGATTACCTCCTGCTTGTGGTCCTCCTCCAACTACTAAATCACCTTTTGCTACAAAATCAATAGCCACTTTACTTGACGCTCCATCTGCGTATTCCGTAAGAGGTGCGAGTGCTGTAACAGTCCCTGAACCACCCGCTGGGATCCAAGTAGGAACACCTGCTGAAACACCTAATATTTGTCCTGCTGTTGGGGCATTAGTTAATGTTCCTGTATTGGCTGTTCCATTACCATAAGGTATTTGTCCCACAACTGCTCCAAAACCAATAGCAATTTGACTTTCATTTCCACCACCTGCTACTTCTGTAATTGGAGCAATACCTACAATAGTCCCACTTCCACCTGCGTTAATCCATGCTGGAACACCTGCGTTAATACCTAAAATTTGTCCTGCTGTTGGTACATTAGTAAAAGTTCCTGTTTTGGCTGTTCCATTACCATAAGGAATTTGTCCTACACTTGCTCCAAAATTAATAGAGATTGTATTTGTTCCTGCTGTTGCGTCGTCTATAAGTGGTGCCGTTGCGTCTATAATACCACCTCCACCTGTTACAGGTTTCCATAATAGATTTGTTGGTGCTGTTGCGTCTGCTGATAATACCCAATTGGCTTGTGCTGGTAATTGAGGGGCTGGAACTATTGTTGTATCTCCTCCAAGATTTGCTGAAAGTAATTGACCGTGTTGTATTGGAATTGCTTGTGGAATGGCGATCCATTGTAAACCGTCATCTTGGTTAGAATCACATGATAAAACGGAACCATTTGCTCCTACTGGAACGGCTACTTCTGTCCCATTTGCTAATGCTGAAAGTAATTGACCTTTACCGAGTGGAACACCTCCACCTTGTGGGATTAATTCTTCATAGATTTTTCCAGTTGTTGAATTAAAAATACTTGAAACTGACATTTCTATTTATATATTAAATGTAGATAAAAATTATTTTGTTAAATATATAATTATTTTAAGGGTTCAATAATGCTATTTTGTATACAGTCCCGCCTATTGTTAAACATAGATGCTGTCCGCTACTACCAGTTGAAGTAGCAGATAAAAGTGTATTTCCAGTAAGAGCAAGACCTAAACCACTTCCCGCCGAATTATCTTTTGTAGCAAGTGTGAGTGTAGCACCAGCGGTAGTTGAAGAGGCAGTATTAATCGCCAAAC